ATTTAGATATGGTAGGACTAACATGAAAAAAGGAAAATAAATCTATGATAAAAAATGATTATGGTATTAAAGTTAAAATGATTGCAGATTCATTTTATGATTTTGATAATAGAATCTGCACTCTTCAATTACGGTATCATCGATTTATTCATCAAGAAGTATTAACGCATAGGGTATTTTCTAGATCTGCGTCTAGTTCTAGAGCAATTCCAATTAGTAAAATTATTTCTCAAGTTTGGAATGACCCAGCTATGCCTGTTTACTGGGGAGCTAATGTTTCTGGAATGCAAGCTAATGAAGAATTAACTGGATGGAAATTATCTGCTGCTAAATTTATTTGGAAAACTTCAGCTAAAGTTGCTTGTGCTTTTGCTTATGGGTTTAGTAAAATTGGATTACATAAACAAATTGGTAATAGAATTTTAGAGCCATGGCAATATATTAATGTTATTATTACTTCAACAGAATGGGATAACTTTTTTGATTTAAGAATTCATCCGGATGCTCAGCCTGAGATTCAAACTCTAGCTAAAGCAATTTATGATGCTATTCAATCCAGTGAATCTGTTGAAAGGGAACACGCTGAATGGCATTTACCGTACATTACTGATGACGAACGAAAATATTATGATGAAGAAGATTTATTAAAAGCTTCAACAGCTCGTTGTGCTAGAGTTAGTTACAGTAATCATGATGGTAGTGCTGCTAATTTGGCAAATGATATTATATTACACGATAGATTGGTTGGTTCGGTTCCAATTCATGCTAGTCCAGCTGAACATCAAGCAACTCCAGGAGATCCATCATATTGGTATCGTAACTTTAGAGGCTGGATACAGTATCGCGATAGAGTAGAACAAAAATTAAATAAATTTAACGCAGAGGATCACCAATATGAGTTCCAGCTTGAATTACATAACAGCTATTAATGTTCAAAAACAATATTATTATGATTTAAATTTTAAATCTGATTTGGATCAAAAAATGATTGAACAACAAGAGTTTAAACAAGTTCAATTACAAAATAAATGTCATAATGATAATTTAGTGTACGATCCATATTGGATTAATGGAGTAAATTATCATGCATCATTAAGTAAACACAATTATATTAGATAGAGGAAATTATGAGTAAAGTTGAATTAAAAGATTATGAAGCATTTGTCCAATCAACAATTTCACAACCATCGTCAATTTTTGGTATTCTGGAATCAAGGTTGAGCGAATTGGATGGTAATAAATTAGGAATTTTAATTCCTGAATTATTAACTGCTTCTTTTGGTTTAACTGCTGAGGCAGGTGAATTTACTGAAGTTGTTAAGAAAATCGTATTTCAAGGTAAACCGCTAGATGAAGATAATATCTTTCACTTGAAGCGCGAATTAGGTGATATTTTATGGTATGCAGTTGTTGCTTGTAATGCATTAAATATTACGTTAGAAGATGCTATTGTAATGAACGTCGAGAAGTTATCTGCTAGATATCCGCAAGGTTTTGATATTATTAAATCAGAAGTTAGACAAGAAGGTGACGTGTAATGGGTAGAGCAATTATTGAAGCAGGTTTTGTTTTAATATTGTATTTTTTGATTATCGGAATTGTTTGTCCGTATCTAGTTTCGGCTAGAGATGACATTGAAGTAATTTCTGGTTTTGTTTTAATTGTATTAACTGCTGCAACAGTACCATCTGTTGTAAAATATATTTTTAGAGACGTTAAATGAAAAAATTATTATGGTTGTTAGTGATTCCATTCCTTGTTGCTTGTTCTAATGTTCCTCCAGGTTATACTGGAATTAAGGTATTTTTAAATGGCGGCGACAAGGGTGTGGATAGTCAAGTATTAGGCGTTGGGCGTTACTGGATTAGTTTTAATGAAGACTTATTCTTATTTCCGACATTTACACAAAATCATGTTTGGACTAAAGCTTCTACTGAAGGTAGCCCAAATGATGATTCGTTTACATTTCAAACCAGACAAGGTTTAACTGTAAATACTGATGTTGGTATTAGTTATCATATCGAACCAGATAAAGTAACTGATATTTTCCAGAAATATCGTAAAGGCGTTAGTGAAATTACTCATGTTGTATTACGCAATAGCGTGAGAGATGCGTTTAACAAAGCTGCTTCATCTAGAGATATTGAATCTGTTTATGGTGAGGGTAAAAGTGCTTTAATTGATGATGTAACTACTCTTGTTCGTCATGAAATGGATCCAGTTGGCATTAAAATAGAAAGCGTTTATTTAGTTGGCGATATGCGTTTACCGGAATCGATCGTTGATTCTATTAATGCTAAAATTCAAGCATTACAAAAAACTCAACAACGAGAAAATGAAGTAGCGCAATCAAAAGCTGAGGCAGATAAAACTATTGCTGAAGCTCGAGGTGTAGCTGAATCTAAGATTGCTATTGCTAAAGCAGAAGCTGAGGCGATTGAAATTAAAGGTGCTGCATTGAGAAATAACCCAAGCGTGCTTGAGCTAAATAAAATCGATAAATGGAATGGTGAATTGCCTCAGTATATGACTGGACCAGTTCCAATGTTAAATTTTACAAAATAAAACTTTATAATTAGTATATGGATAATGAGTTGCAGGGATGCAACTATTTTAATTTTTATTGAAAAGGACTAATATGGCTATTAGATTACTGACGCCAAAAGAAACATACACTGTTGATTACCCAGTGGCGATTGAATTTGCTAGAAAACAGCAAGAAATTATGTGGTTTGACTTCGAAATTGAAGTTGAAAAAGACTTACATGATATAAAAACTAATTTTAACGAAGCAGAATTATATGGATTGACTTCTACTTTAAAATTATTTACCAAATATGAAATTTCAGTTAACGAATACTGGAAAAATTATGTTGCTCAGGTATTTCCGAGACCTGACATTCAAAGAATGGCTGATGCCTTTGCTTTTATGGAAACTAATGTCCATGCTCCTTTTTATAATAAAATTAACCAAGTTTTAGGTTTAGATACTGATGAATTTTACTTATCATATCTAGATGATGAAGTTTTAGTTAATAGAATGAAATGGATCGGTAAACGTTTATCGAAAAGAGAAACTTTAATGGATAAATTAAAATCCGTTGGAATTTTCTCTATGGTTGAAGGCGCTGTTTTATTTGGTCAGTTTGCTTTTATTAAACATTTTAATTCAAATGGTAAAAATAAAGCAATTAATGTAAATGCTGGAATTAACTTTTCTGCTATTGATGAATCTTTACATTCGCAAGGCGGTGCTTGGTTATTCAGAACATTATTATCCGAAGCAAAAGTTGATGGACAAATTAGCGAAGAAGATGAAGCGCATTTACGTGCTGAATTAGAAGAAACTGCTAGAGTAATTAGAGAACATGATGGATTTATTAATGGTAAAACTTTTGAAAAAGGTAGCATTAAAGGTATTACCGAGAATCAAATAAATCATTTTACTGAATCTAGATTAGATATGTGTTTAAAAGAATTGGGGTACAAATCTATTTTTAAACCAACTTATAATCCCATTTCAGAATGGTTTTACAAAGATTTAGAATCAACTACGTTGCACGATTTTTTTAGTTCGACTGGTAGTGATTACAACCGCAACTGGAAAGAGGCAAGATTTGTATGGTAAAGCACGAAAAATCAATTTATGATGAATTGAGTGATGAGAGAAAAGAGTTACAAGAAACTGGTCAACTGCCTGCATGGTGCACAACTATTGCTTGGCAAATGCTTAAGGAGAAAAACCTTTCTGCTGAGTGTCCAGATTTAAAATCAGTTTATAATCGAATAACTAAACATGCTGCAAAATATACTCCAAATCCTGCTGAATGGCAACCTAAATTTTTTGAATTATTATGGAATGGTTGGTTGGCTGCCTCTACTCCAGTTTTATCTAATATGGGAACTGGATTTGGTTGTCCTGTTAGTTGTTCTGGAGGAGAAATTCCAGATAGCGTTTTTGGATTCTATGGAGCTCAACAAGAGGCTGCTGTATTAAGTAAAAATGGTTTCGGTACTAGTGGCTACCTAGGAAAGATTAGACACCGTGGAGCTCCTATCAAGGGCGTTAAAGGAGGAGCGTCAGGCGTTCTCCCAGTCTTTAAAGATTTTATTCAAATGTCCAGAGATATTTCTCAAGGAAGTCAAAGACGTGGAGCTTGGGCTGGATATATTGAAATTGATCATCCAGATTTTTATGAGATTGTAAATTTTATTAGCAAAAACCCAGATGATGCAAATCTCGGTTGGGTTGTTACTGATGAATTTATTGCTAGATTGGATACCAATGATAATGATGCGGTTTTACGTTATCAATTAGCCTTAAAAACTAAAATGATTACTGGAAAGGGTTATTTCTTTTTTGTTGATCGAGTTAATAATCTTAGTCCTCAAATGTATAAAGATAAAGGGTTAAGAGTAAATGCATCTAATCTTTGTACTGAAATTACTCTTCATTCAAGTAAAGATTATACATTCTCGTGTGTTTTATCTTCAATGAATGCTTCGCTTTATGATGAGTGGAAAGATACGGATGCAGTATTTAATGCAACAGTATTCCTAGATTGTGTTAATCAAGATTTAATTGAAATCGGTAAAACTCAACCTGGAATGGAAAAAGTTGTTGCTTTTGCTACAGCATCTAGAGCTCTTGGATTGGGTATGCTTGGGTTCCATACATATTTACAAGACCATGGTATTCCATTTGAATCAATAGACGCTTATTATAAAAATACTGAGATCTTTAAACATTTAGATGTGGAATCATTACGAGCATCTAAATGGATGGCAGAAAATTGGGGTGAACCGGAATGGTGTGTAGGTTATGGTGTAAGAAATACTCATCGAGTTGCTATTGCTCCAAATCTCAGTTCAGCTTTAATCTGTGGTTCTGTTAGTCAGGGAATTGAACCAATTTATAAAAATGCTTATGTTCAAAATACCTCTGCTGGTAAAATGGATCGAGTTAATCCATCGCTGTTAACAATAATGAAAAGCAAAGGCGTTTATACAGATGCAGTGGTTAAAGACATTATAAGTAATAACGGTTCAGTACAACATGTTACTTGGTTAGATGATAATGAAAAAGCAGTATTTAAAACAGCTTTTGAGATTGATCAAAAACAAATTGTTAGATTAGCATCAGCTCGTCAACGTTATATTGATCAAGCTCAAAGCATTAATTTTTTCTTTTCAGCTGATGAAGATGAAGAATATATTAGCGAAGTTCATAAATTGGCATTTAAAGATCCATGGATTAAATCATTGTATTATGTTAGATCTGAAAATGGAGTAAATGTTACTAAAGAATCTTGTTTAGCATGCCACGGATAACTATATGAATTATAAGAAAATTTACGATTCTTTATGTTTAAGAGGTAAATTATTAAGAGAAAATTTAGAATATTCTGAATGTCACCATATCATACCGAAATGTATGGGTGGTGATAATTCTAGCGAAAATTTAACAAAATTAACTGCTAGAGAACATTATATAGCACATTACCTTTTAATTAAAATATATCCAAAAAATTATAAATTATTGTGCGCGTTTGGTATGATGAAAAATACTAATGAGTTTCAAAATAGGATTTTTACATCTAAACAGTATTCTATTATGAAGGCAGCTTATTCTAAAGCTATGAAATTAAATAATCCTATGAAAAATCCGGATATTGTGTTAAAAACGCTCGAAACAAAGGCAGCAAGATATAAATCTGGAGAAATTTCAATAAGAAACTTATCTGAGCAAGAAAAACATGATATTTCTAATAGAATGAAAGGTAACAATAACCCAACAAATCGATTTCCTGAAAAACATAACTTTAAAAATAATAGTTATGTGCGGGGTAAATTGTGTTATAATAATGGGGTAAAAAATAAATATTTTTCTCCAGATGATATGATACCAGAAGGATTCGTTAAGGGAAATAAACCATATAAACGAATTAGAAATGGTATAGAATCAAATCACGGTTAATAGGAAAATTATTATGACTAAATTAAATAAATTGGTTTTTACTCTTTCTGATAAAAAAGAAATAAGTTTATCTAATGCTGATGCGTTAGAATTGTATAATGAATTGAATAAAATTTTTGGTAAATTAACGATAACTAGTCCTGCTACTAGCCAAACTTTTACCTTTGATAATGTTGATCCACCTTGGTATCCAAATGATAACTCTTATTTTTCTTTTGGTGGAGCAATAACAGGATCCATGGCTAGTGATACAATCACTATAACAAATCCTTATCCTAATGATTATTCTTGCACTTCAGCTCCACCTGCTAAAAAATACTGTCAATGCAGTTAAATGCTAAATAAGGTAAGAAAACTAAATTTCATTGCTATACTGGGGTTATTTTTAATCCCAGTAATTTTTACAACAACTATTTTTTATTATGCTTTACTGTTGATAATAGGATTATACTATGCCATTGCGCGATTACGAATGCCCAAGCTGTAAAGAAGTTTGGGAAGAATTAAGAAAAGACCAATCTGATCCCCTAAACTGTAAATATTGTGCAGCTGAATCTCCTAAACGATTAATCGCTCGTACTAATTTTGCTCTAAAAGGTAATGGATGGTATAAAACAGACTTTAAACATAAATAAAAAGAGGACAAGGAAGTCTATGATAACGAAAATAACTTGTTTTGAATGCGACTCAGAATATCAAATTCACTCTCAACAGGGATGCCTTACCGATGATATTAGGTATTGTATCGTATGTGGTAGTGAAATTGAAACGGAAATTGATGACGAAGAAGAAATTGAAGATGAAGAATAACCCTAAGTAAAGTTATCTCTTCT